GGTGGAAAATATGGAGGGAAATATGGAGCAACTGGCGTATAAGTTTGATCAGCCTGCATAGCTTGACTAGCAACCCCGTGAGGGAGTTTCTGCTAAGATTTCAATTGCGTACGCCGTGCCATTTGTTAATCCTACTACTGTTATTGGAGACGCAGCGTTTGTGGATGATATATTGCCAGGATTTAATGTCGCACGATAAGTTACAGTTCCGTCTTTACCTTTGTATGCAGATTCATCAAAAGAAATGGTTACTTGAGCGTCTCCAGCAACTACCGAAATATTTTCTGGGCCATCTGGCTCTGATCCACTTGAACTTTTTGTACCTGGATACGGCATCTAGACAACCTTGAGAATAAATGTAACTTAACTTTTTTTCTTTTTTCTTGCTGCCCTCATATTATCAATTAAATTTGGATAAGGTCTACCAGCAGCTTTGGCCATTGCTTTTGCTCTTGACTTTTGCTTTGATGATAACTTTGAGGATTTCTTTTTTGGACTGGGTTTATCCCATACCATTTTCTTTTTAGTAGCCATTATTTCTTTTTCCTTTTAGCAGATATTTTTCTAAGAGTTTTGGCTAAATTAGCCTGACGAACTGTTGTCTTACTATACTTGCTTGGATTCTTGGTTACGGCAGCTGCGTAACCAGCAACTGACTTACCGGCTTTCTTGGCCTTTGCAGTAAAGGCACCGGGTCTTTTAATTGCTCCTTGAATCCATTTTTTGTCTGACTTCTTCTTAGCTGCCATAGTAAAAATTACTTACTCTTTTTCTTCTTGTTCATTATTGCTTTTTGAATAAAAGGAGGAAGCTTCTTCTGTGAAGAAGTTAAGCCCTTTGCCTTTGCGGTACCTTTTTTCATTGCTCCCTTTTTGGCTGCACCTTTTTTCATTGCCATGCCTTTTTCTTTTTTCATTCCGTATGCCATGTTATGCTCCCTTTTTACTAGCCTTTTCTTTTTCTATTTTTTTCATATGCCAATCAATATGGCCATCAAGCTTATCGTCAACCTTGTCAACTTGCTCGTCAACATGATCAATCTTATGATGTAAATTAATTATATCATCTTTTACGGTGATGAGCATATCTGCAACTACGTTGTGGTCGGCTTTATTTTCTGCTCTACCCTTTTGTATAAGGGCAACTATAATACCGCCAATTGCAGCAATGCACGCAACTAAAATAGCTTCAGTCATATTAAACCTACATTTCCAAATTTAATATGGCAAATACTTTTGCTCCAGCAACAGTATCATTTTTTAGACCATTCACACCCTTCAACTTTCTAACGGCTTCCCCTGTCATATTACCAAAATCACCATCAATTGGACCGGTATAATAACCGGCCTTCTTTAATCCCTCTTGTAACTTTTTAACTAAATCACCCTTAGCTCCAACCGTAATCTTAGTTGGGTTATGCTCTTCTACTACCTCTCCAGCTGGAGCTGCGGAAACAGTTCCGGCTAAGGCTGGTGGCACTGAGTCGCCCAAGCAATACTGCCAATGCCATGCCTCATACTCTGGATTTGGTCTTCCGTTTTTTGTAGGCTCACCCTGAAGATAAAAACCATACTTGGGAGCATTCTCGCACATCCATTTATAGCGCTTTGCGTCCTGCATATTAAGATCTATTGCTAGTCCGAAGTCCATGGTTTGATGTGCCTGGAGTTCCAGCTGGGCTCATGCCTTTCTTTAGGTACCATTTTTTATTTTGATAAGTCCTGGTAATTTCTGGTACTCTGTTTGTTTTTTTGTCTTCATAACGAGACATGAATAAACTTAATTGAGCCTCAAATGGTCGATAGTCTCCAATATTTTGGAGTTTATGACCAGCTGCCTTAGCCTCATCATAAAGGGCGTTGAAGGCCTGTGCGGCTTTGTGCCACATTTGCCCACCGCACTTAACCTTGGCAAGCATTGCAGGTTTTAACTTTCCGTTTTCAACCTTCTGCAGTTCTTTTGGCAGAACCATTTTTGCAACTGGGTGTATCATTCTTTTTCTTCTCCTTAATATTTTTTTAATCTTTGGCATTAGTATTGCTTACCACTTAACTCTATCTGCCCAATAAGCTGCAGACATTTTGCCCTTAGCGATATTCTTGGCGTGACGTGCTTTAAATGATTTTCTGCGGGCAGCATAGGACTTTGATTCACCCTTCTTCTTTGGCGATCCAGAAACACCCTGCTGACCAAATCTAATAGTTTTAACTTTAGCCCCGGATTTAGCTACAACTACATGTGATTTTTTTGGATGACTAGGAGTTCTTTTAGGCTTATTGTAGCCTGAAACTCCGAGCTTTCTTTAGTCTTGGATCCTTTGGCATTTTATTTATTTTTCCTTTTAGATTTTGTTGACTTGATTCTTTTTGATTTCTTTTTTTCTATTCCAAACATAGAATTGTTTGTTCCCATTCTTGGACCGCTTATGTAAATTCTATTTTTTATTACCATACTTTTTAGCCTCTTTTTTATCTTCTATAGAGTTTAAAATGTCAAAAATAAAAAACCATATTTTCCATATAAAGTTCAACATTTGTTATATTCTCCCATGACCGATCTAGTCTTTTTTTGGTGGTTTGTCAGTTTCTTTTTCTTCATTATTTTTAGGTATGTTCTTTACCTTTTTAGGTCCTTTATATATTTTTCTATACTTGGCTAAAGACATATTAATTTAAATAAACCTTTATAGACATGTTTAATATAGTAAACAAAAAAACGGCAAATCCATATGATACATATGGAAAATGCCGTTTAGTGTTGCTAAAAAAAAAAATTAGTTCTTTGGTTTTGCCTGTTTCTTTGGAGCTGCTTTCTTAACTGCGTTCGGATCCTTTGGAGCTCTTGGCTTTCTTTCCTTCTTGGGTCCAGCAGCTGCCTTCTTGACTTCTCTTTTAGCCTCTTGGACCTCAGCTGTTATTTCGTGTACTGCTTCTTCGATTTCAGAAGCCACTGCAACGGCTGTTGCTTCCCACTTTGAAAGAGCTGCGTCTACTTTTTTATCAGTTTCTGCGTCCAGCACTTTTACGGCTTTTGCTTTTTTAAATAATTTTTGAACTAATTTTTTTAACATTTTGTACCTTACCTAACTTTATAGTTATTTATTTAGCTTTGTATAAGTATATATAGTAATAGGGTAGCATGTCAATACATACTATTTATTTTGTTGAGATTCCTTAATTACTAAATATCTTTCACTAGTTTCCTTAGAGACTAGCGAAAACCCATAAGCAGCTGCTTCATGTACTGCGTTTTCTAGAGCCTCTTTATCCTCTAGGGAAACCCCATTTAAAGGAAGCGTGATCCCAGCGTACACATCAATGTTTTCAAAGTTACCTATATTAACCTTTCTATTAACTCCACATATAAATATTGGGGAGCTAGAAAATGCTATTTCCCCAGCATTTAGGGTTACAGTTTGATCCAATGGTGAATCAGTTGATTGCTCGTGGGCTGTTTTGTTTATCTTAGGCATGTTTCTCCTGTATGAAACCTAGTGTTTTTAAAGTTTTATTAACTTGTTGCTCTATAGTTAGATTGTTAGTATCTATAACAAAAGACGCAATGTCCTTTACAAAATTAACTTCCTGCTCGCTGGCATGAGCATTTTGTTCTGGAGTAGATATTCTACCATCTCTTTTCATCAATCTTTCATTTAGAACTTCTTGTTCTGCATCAAAGTATACCACAAATCCATTTGGCATTTTTAGTATTGATTTTGCTTCGTTTTCGAATCTGACATCAGAAACAAGAACAACAAATGGACTTTCTTCTTCATCTTCTTCTAAAGTTTTTATATAAGATTTATATAATTTAAGAGTCTTTCCTATTGCCCAATGGCAGAAACATTCTGAATATCCGTCTCTACATATATCGCCGGCTTTTTGAAGGAAAGTTCTTTGCTTTGATGCGTTAGCATCTAGCGGTAGGTTATATATGTTATTTACTTTGTCTATAAAATCGTCATAATCTGGAATCATACCAATAGAATTTGAACCATACAATTCATATAACGTTTCGTGAATTGCGTATTTAATTCTGGATTCTTGATTTATTCCTTGAATATTAACTTTTGATGTTAACATTTCGTATAGTGGTAGGGCAAAGAAAATATGATCCCACCTAGCGCCGTATTGCGTTTTAGCAAAAGAGCCCTTTGGAACCAAAGCTTCTGCAACAGAGGTCTTTCCGCTACCAGCCTTACCTGCTAAGCCAATCATTATTGGTTGTTCTGAATAAAGTTTTTTATGCATACCAGCCATTATATCATGCAATGTCATTGCTCTGCTTTCTTTTTTCCAGTTCATTTAAAAATTCATTAGCTAAAAAATCTGGTTCCCAAACAATATTTCTTGGAACTTGAACTACTCTAAAATGATATTCTTCAGCTATATCTTGAACTGTCATTAAAAGTGGGAGTAATGTTTTATTCCTGCACTTCCATTTTCCATTAATATGATTTGCCACTACAGCTGAATCTGTATAAATAATTGGATCTAAAAAATCAGACATACTACAAATCAAAAGAGCAGCTATAACAGCCTCATACTCAGCCTCGTTATTAGTTCTTGTTCCAAGTCCTCTAGCAAACTGTGCAACTTTTTTTCTATTCTTATAGACTACAGTAGCGCAAGAAGCTTCTCCGAGTTTTTTTCTGCCCCTGCCCTCTTGAGGCTCCATCGCAAAAAACTTCTATGTGCATATCAAACTACTACTCCCATAGTTATATTTTTCTGCTTTGCTAGTTCATGTAGTTTATTCTCTTGAGAAGACGTACTGACCTGAATAGTCGTAAAGAGTAAATAACTTTTATTGTTTTTTATAACTTGAGTTGGAAAATCCAATTCTTGTCTTGGAATAGAGTAGAATTGATCTGGAGAATCAACACATTTATAATGTCCTATAAATTTTGGCATGATTAAAAACTAAAGTCCTTTTCTGTATAGTATCCTTTTTCTTCTCTTGCCGATGCTATCTGCATAGACTGCATCTTGTCCATAAGTTTTCTAGCAGATTCCGAAGCTATTCTAGAAGATGTTTCTATGGACTCAGCTAAATGAACCAAAGACTCAGCTATCACTAGTGCTTGATACTCTTCTTCGGCAGCCAACATAGCTGCAGCTTCTCTTTCTGCTTCGTTTTTTCCTATTCTGTTTTTCTTGTAAATAGATTTATATCTACCTTCAGTCAATTTAAAATGCGCTCTTGTCATACCAGCAAATCTAGCAGCTCTCCCGTAGGCGTTGGATGTTTTAGCTACGAGATTAGCTATGTCATGCATAGTTAAATCAACATTATGTATCTCTGGTATTTCCACAAAATATTTTTGGTAATTTTCACCAAATCCATATGCGCTAACAACCTCTTTTATTTGAGGTTCTAAAAAACTAGCAAGAAGCTGATTAAGCTTTTGTAGCTGTTGGTATTCCATTGTGTTTTAGTTATCCTTTTTCTTGGAGTATTTGAATAAATCCTCTAATTGCGACTCTTTTATTATATCAACTATTTTGTCTCTTATCTTACTTAGATGTTCCCTTACGGTGTTTGGATGTTCAGTAATTTTACTAGCTATTTCAGATGACCTCTTTCCATCTACATACCTCCATTTTAGCAGCTGCCTTTCTTGTATGGTAAGTTTATCAAAAGGTTCAGCTGCAGTTTTTCCTAAAACCCACATCTCGTCAATATTTTCTACTGATAAAATTGAATCCATATCAACATCTACTGGATCGGCCCTAAAGCCAACTGGCTTTTCGTCATCTTCTCCATCGTAATTTTCGTCTGTTATAAGTGGAAATGTTTTTCTACCTAATTGATCTATTAAAAATACGTCTACATTTTTCTTAAGTAGATAAAAGAAATAGCTATACAAAAAGGCACTGAATGGTATTGGTCCTTTTTCTGAATCTTTTCTTTTATATCTCGCTACGCATTGCAAAAAAGTAAGATCAACCGTTTGTCTTATGTCCTCCTCGGTTCCATACCTTTTTGCCATGTAGTATATCCCCCTCATACATTCGTTGACTACTTTTGCAGTGGCGGGATTTAATTTGTTTCTAATAAGTGCGGTTCTAGCATACTTGTCTTTGACAAATAAAGCTATAAACCTTCTGATATCATAGTCATTAAGATTATACTTTCCGGTGGTATAACATTGTTGTATACTTTGTTAAAAAGTTATTGAAAATTTTTAATAGTTCCCTTTGAGCTATGGTGTTATCTTTTTTTGCCTGCTCAATTAGGGCTTGCATTTCGTGTTCTTCTAGTGAGTAATATTGCTCCTTGTAAGCTGCCATTTATTTGCCTTCCCATTTATATAATATATTAGCATAATAATCTTTAATATCTTCGTAAAAAATTACATTTGGAACCTCAAGCTGACTAGCAAATGATTTTGCTTCATTTGAATATCTGCTTATAATCATTGTGAATTTACTAAATTCTTCTGGATAATACCTTTTAAATCTTTTTATTTTTATTTTACTTTTATCGTCAAGATATCCTTTTAATTCTATCCAATCTTCAGTTTTTTCAAAATAAAAATCTGGCGTATAACCTTTTGTTCCCCTTTTAACTGGAAACGTAAATATCTTTGGTTCAAATTCAAAATCTATTTCATACACATTACATATCCTTGCGAAGTTTGCTTCCCAATTGGATCTCAACGTAAGACCAAGGTCTTCTCTGTATCCAGTCTTCGTATATCTATAGGCGCTACCTCTACCACCGTTTTTCTTGTATAGAGTCTTCTTCTAGGATTGATTGATCTATGTATTTTGATTTAACTTTTTTAAAATTCGGATGTTTAGAACGAAAAGATTTTTCGAGAAAAAATTCCTCCGGCTTGACATGGTCTATGTTCATGGTATATCCTTTATCTTATGTTAGTAGAGGGAAACAAACAGTTTACTTCTACAGACATATATTATATATTATAATTTAACTAATTTCAAGTTAACCACGAAAGAACAGGAAAAATAATGACCACGTTAAACATGCTAGTAAATAGCTTTGTAGTAGATATGCAGAGCTCAGCAGTAAAGACACTTGAATCACTGGGTTACACAACCGATGACGCCATCAAGGTAGTAATCGACAGCGACCGTAAGGTTGATCTGGTTCAGGATTCAATCGCATTTCCAGTAAATAACTAATAATTTCTACTCTTTTAAAAAGAGCCAAGGCTTAACGGCCTTGGCTCTTTTTGTTTCTCATGACACCAACTGCGCATGCTCCTGATTTAGCGTGGTCGCAGAATGAGCAGACTCTTTCGTTCCTAGTCGGACTAAAGTTATTATCATTAATCATTTTATTTCCGTATTCGATTATTTGAATCTTGGCGTTTTCAAGATCTTCATCCGTAAATACGTGACCTTTTCTTTTGCCCGATCTTAAATAATAAAGTTCTGCATATATCTCTTTGTCCGGAAATTCGTTCCTTGCTGCGAGAGCGTAGATGCCTAGCTGAAGATTATCTTTAATAGCCTTCTGGGCTACTTCCCATTTTCCAGTTTTGTAATCTATAATTTCAACTCTATTTTCATATTCGTCTACCCTGTCAATAAATCCATTTACATAAAATGAACCTATAACAAAACTGAATTGCATTTCTTTATCTTTTACATTAAAAGTTTCTTCAGAATGCCTGTCGTAAAATTCAAGTAATATATTCTTACCGACATCTATTAATCCATCGTTTATAATATTGTTTGGATCATAACTAGATCTTTTTACCTCATAGTCTTCTAAGAGACTATCTGGGTTTAATCCAGCTTCAGTGCCTACATGGTCTTCTAGTACGGAATGAACTATGTTTCCGTAGTACCGCAGCGTCATTAAATTGCCTTGGTTCTTTCTTTATATATGAAAAGAAGTATTTAGATGGACACATTTTGTATGTATCTATCCTTGAATATGAAAGATCTGTTAAGTGTAACTTCTCAAAGTCTGTTATGTTTTTTGCTGTTTTAATCGATATCATTTACATCATTTTCTGGATCGTATATTAAATTGCCATTTTCATCAAACTCTCTACCGTTGGCATCGAGAGTGTGGTTGTTGTGAATATTTTTGTATCCACCGTTTTTTGTAGGAACCCAGCCAGAGTTACCTATTTCCATTTCATCGTAATAATTATTAGACATTTATACCTCCGGCAGTGCGCTTATGTTTAAATCATCAACAACTATCTTGCACTGTTCAAAATTTTCCATGTTTAAATAGTAATTCAATATGTCATGCAGGTCCTCTAATTGCTTTTTGGTTGCAAAAAAACCAACGACTCCAGATTGTATAAAGTACTTATCAGACTGTACATGGGTAGAATCTTGATATTCAATTAATGTTATATCATTCTTAACCAGTTTTGCTAATTGATGATTCATTATCTTCCAACTCCTTTAACGGGTCCGTCTTCTCCAATGATGGTTATTGGGTTCCAGTTTGGATCATTCATTTTCTCTCTCATATCTTTTAGGTATGATTCCCAGTCTCTTTCATCTTCTGATTTCTTTTCGTATGTTACAGATCCACTATATGGATTAGATCTAAACTTGGTGATAACCACTCTACCAGTTTGAGTTTTCCATCTTAATGTACCGTTTCTACAGTCGCAGAAGTCCTCTGGGTGGGGATCTATCCTACCCTGTGGATCGTATCTTCCGCTGCATCCTTTGCACTTGCTAAAGCGCCCTTTGTCTTCGCATCTGCCACAAGAAAAACAGTAGCTCCAACACTGTTTTTCCGTAGGATTCTGATAGCTACCTGCTGCTGCCATTATTGATTTTCCTCCAGTAATTCTTTGATTAACTTTTCAGCGTTTTTATTTGTAGTTTTATTAAATTTATAAACAAATGTACCCAAATTAGAATCTACGTTTAGATACACTTGCCTATTGCCATTGTTATTATTAATTATATCATATATTTTTTTTAGCTGTAGAGAGTCAATTGATTTATAGTTTAAATAAATTGCCTTTCCACTATACATTGTTGCATTATCGACCTTTTCAAGGTTGGATAAAAATATCCTATTGGATGAGTTTTCGTCGTCGGTTTCTCTATTTAAAGTTCCAGAAATATAAGCTATTTCTCCAGCTTTAAAAAATTCATCACTGTAATTCTTTGCATCTTTGGGGAAGACTACAACCTCTATTTCGCCTGATGGATCTTCTAGATTAAACTTAAACATTCTTGCACCTTTTTTAGTTATAATCTTTTTTGAAGAAGTTATTATTCCTCCAACTTTTATATAAGATCCATTAGTGCATTCGGGTATCTCTATTAGCTCAAGATCTATATTTGTTTTCATCACATCCCAGGTACCCTCTAGCGGATGTTTTGTAACATAGATTCCAAGCTCTTCTTTTTCCTTTTCAAGAATGCTTAGTTCCGAAGATCTATTTATATCATTATCCTCTTCAGTGTCCACTAATTCATCAAGTGCGCCAGAATAAATAAGATGTTCTAAGGTAGATTTTTTCAATACAGATGAATCACATCTTCTATAGAAGTCGTGCATTGAGTGGTATGGTTTTTGTGTGTCTCTATTTTTTATAATAGCTTCAGCTATTGAAATTCCTATTCCATTTACTGAGGCTAAACCAAACAATATTTCCTTATCTTTCTTTACTTCAAAATCTATTTCAGATTGATTAATGGATGGAGGGAATACCTTAATCCCTAGCTTTCTACAATCATTTAAGTATAAAAACAATTTATCTTTGTTTCCAGCCACAGAAGTAAGAAGAGCTGCCATATACTCTGATGTGTAATGGGTTTTAAGGTAAGCAGTTATATATGAAATCATTGCATAGCTTGCAGCGTGCGCTCTGTTGAATCCGTATCCACCGAAGTATTCAATATCTGAAAATATTTTATTTGCTAATGCCTTATCTAGATTTGAATTTTCTACGCAACCTTTAACAAATTTTTGTCTAAGCTTTGGTATTTTGTCCATCTGCTTTTTGCCAATAACTTTTCTTAAATCATCTGCTTCTCCAGAAGTAAAGCCAGCCAAGCCCCTAGCTACTGCTAGCACATCCTCTTGGTAAAGCATAATTCCAAGAGACTGACTTAACGCTTCTTCTAATTTTGGATGCTCGTAAGTAATTTTAGAACGGCCATGCTTTCTATCTATAAATAATTTGTCCATACCAGAACCCATTGGGCCTGGTCTATAAAGAGATATTAATGCCATGATGTCTTCAATTGTTTTTGGCTGAAGTTGCAACATTAAGCTTCTCATTCCAGATGACTCCAACTGAAAGACTCCTACTGCGTTACCCTTACAAAGCTCTTCGTAGGTTCTTTGATCATCTAAAGGAATTTTATTTACATCTATATCTATATTATGATTTTTCTTTACCGTTTTAATGCATTGGTCTATTACGCCAAGGTTTCTTAATCCTAAGAAATCTATTTTTAATAGTCCACACTGCTCTACTCTTGACATATCCCATTGTGTTACAACAGGATTGTCCACACCCTTTTGCATGATTGGAAGATAGTCGGTTAACGGACCTTTTGATATAACTATTCCAGCTGCGTGAATTCCAGTCTGCCTAACCAGCCCCTCTAGTCCAAACGCTGCATCTATGATTTGCTTAGATGTATCTTCAGTTTTGTAGGATGTGCTGAACTCCGAAACTTGCATGCATTCATTTAGATTTTTAGAAACACCCAATACAGGTGGTGGGACTAACTTTGATATTTTGTCTCCAGTTGCAAAATCGTAACCAAGAGCTCTAGCTGCGTCTCTTATTGATTGCTTAGCGCCAGTTCTATTAAACGTGCATATGTGGGCTACTTTGTCTTCCCCATACTTACTTCTTGCGTAATCTATAACCTTGTCTCTAAATCTATCATCAAAGTCAAGGTCAATATCCGGCATTGACTTTCTGCCTTCAACTAAAAATCTTTCAAACAATAAACCAAATCTAATTGGATCTAAATTAGTAATATCAAAAGCGTAGGATAAGATACTTCCAGCGGCTGAGCCTCTGCCCCATCCAACTCTAATATTATTAGACTTAGCCCATCGCACTAAGTCCGAAACAACCAAAAAGTACTCAGGAAAACCCATCTCTTTCACTACTTTTATTTCATGATTTGCTCTGGTAACAATATGCTCGGGTAGGTCTTGTCCATACTTATTTCTTAAGCCATCCCAAGCTAATCTTTCAAAATATTCAACTGAAGTTTCTTTAGTTGGAATTGGAAATTTTGGAAAGTGAATTTCACCAAAGTTCAAATCTAAATCCACCATGTCACAGACATGCATCGTGTTGCTTAGCCAAGATTCGTCAAAAACTGAAGCCATTTCTTCGTACGATTTAAGATAAAAATTATCACCACTGAAAGAAAATCTATCTGGAGTATTTACGGTAGAGTTAGTTGCAACACATAACATTATGTCATGGGCTCTTGCATCATTCTGATGCACATAGTGACAATCTCCAGTTGGAACTACTTTAGCTCCTATCGCTTTGGCGATTTGAATTAGCTCGTTTGATATTCTTTTTTGCTCAACAAGACCATGATCTTGAACTTCTATAAAATAGTTTTCTTTACCGACTATGCTTTGCATCTGGTACGCTGCGTTGAGCGCAAAATTATAGTCACCCCTAAGAAGCGCTTGTGCAACTTCTCCGTTAAGGCATCCGGAAAGCACTATAATTCCATCTGAATGATCGCTTATAAGCTGGTGATCAACTCTTGGTTTTCCATAATAACCTTCTAGAAAAGATTTAGAAGATATTTTTATAATATTAGAATATCCAATATTATTCTTAGCTAAGATGGTTAAATGGTATGGGCCTCTTTGTTCCCATTCGTTTTTTGCTGGACCAGATCTTTCTTCTTCATCTCTATCAAATCTAGTCTTTCTCGCCTGGTAGAATTCACTTCCGAAGTATCGGAGTTACGCCAACAGATTTTCCAGCATCGTAAAAGTCTAGCCATGAATGTATGTTTCCATGGTCTGTAGTTGCCAAACCCTTCATTCCAAGGTCTTTAGCTCTGGTTAGATATTTCTCTACATCACCATGTCCATCTAACATGGAGAAAATAGTATGGTTATGTAGATTGGTCCAGTTTTTCATTTATTAGCTCAATCCTCTTTCTCTATCACTGCCTTTGATAGAAGAATCTCTTTGTTCCCTATATACAATTATTACAATACCACCACAGTATTTGCATGGCACAGCTTTTCCTTCTTGCGCAAAAGGGTTATTGTACATATAAGCCATTGGTTGATCTGATTTACATTCAGAACATACACCAATAACATCATCTGGATTTTGTATATCACTCATGTGTTATTCATCCTTTTCTTTTTTTATAGTTTTATATGCGAATCTAACCGGCGATGGTGATGATTTGTCGTTTGTTTCAACAAATCTATCACCTATTTTAACCCATTTTCTTCTTTCTTCCAAGTTGCATGAGCCACAACCTACCCCTACTGAATTAGCTCTATCGCAGGTATATGGCCTACCGCCTATGCCCATCTGTCTTCTTTTGATCCAGTCTTGAATATGGGCTGTTGACTTTTCTACGTTATAGTCTTGACACAATGATAATATTCCATGAAGAAATTCAATTGATTCGTCGGTATAAGTTAGTATAGAACATAAAAACAATCTTGTTTCGTGATCAAGATCTTTATTCTTCTTGGCTTCCTCTATTATTCTCTTTATTGATGGACACTTGTCTAGTAGGATTTTTGGAGTAAATTGTTTTGGTCTATCTTCTATCTTCTTTAATCCAGTTGAACCATGCTTATTGAAATAGGAAAGATAATCCTTACTTCTTTCCTTATCTTCCTCCATTAAATAGTACATATCCCTATACCACTGATTTGCTTTATACGAGAATTGTCCAACTTCATAATCGTCTGGTCTTTGACTTGAAGAACACTGATATATGCTTTCAATGTCTAAATACAATTCTTCTTTACTTAATAGAGTTTTAAATAAGCCGGAATCTTGATGCTTACTGCCGGGCAGTCTCCACATTCTTCTTGGGTCATAAACGCTTAAATCAACGCAGTTAAGATTAAGTTTTGATTTAATATTATTTGCTATAAACCTATAAACTGCTGGCAGCTCGTTTGATGGAGATATGCCAAGGCTCGTTGCAAGACACTCTATGTGAAATCCCTTTTTACCAGTAAAATAAATCTTAATAGATTCTTCAGGAATTTGTTTAGAAAGATATTCAAACAGTATGATTGTTTCTTTGTGAGATTCTTCTATGTCTTTACTGTCAAGATCAAAATATAAGTTTGAATATCTAATACATGAATCTAGATCTTTTGAATTATAAAGCCATACAGAAGTATAGATACCAGTATTGTTATGTTTTTCTGCGTACTTGGACACGTCGACGTAGTCGATTATCAAAGGAAGATCGCCATCTTTGTCTCTTATAACTCGAGACAAAGAAGGGACATACCTAGCTACCTCTACATATTTCCAATCATTTAGAAACTTACCGTCTTCATATACTGGCTTCATTCGATTTTACCTTTGCCAGAATCTTCGTTAAAGTTTCCTATAATAATCTTTTTAGACTCGTTCATTTCACTAGAAAAGCTTCTATAATAGACGGAATCTTCTATAATCTTTTCAATATTTGAAGAAAGATAAAATCTTCTATTGATTCTATTTGTCAGTTCCTTCATTTAAATTCCATCTTTCTGGCAGAATTTCATCTCCATCTAATATATAGTGAACTTTTGAAGCTATATTATCGGCTAGGTGTACGATCATATCAAGGTATGTTATAGGTACTGTTTCTGGCACCGGAGACCAAGGACCGAGATGGCATCTCACTAGTCTCAAAAGAGTTTGAACATCTTCTTCTGTAACATATAAGGTAGATGAATTAATATCGTTCGCATACTTCTTGTCATCTTCTTGACAAAACTTGACAAATTCACCAACGGTGTACGGATGCATTTTGTCGTATGTAAAGGAGCCGTCTTTCTCTATTTTTCCCTTTGTAACATCATGTAGTAGGCAGGCTGCAATTATTATGTCCTTTTCTTCAACCGATACGCTATGTGACTCAGACAAAATCTTAGCTGCCCTAACAGTTCTTTTAGTATGAAGAACGTTACCGCCCTCATTGTGCTCATCTGGTGGATGATACTTGCCAGAAAAAGATGAAGGTATTAACCAGAAGGAATCGGCTCTTATTAAAATTGACTTTACAAAAGATCTTAATCCATCATCTTCTATAAGAGATATCTCTTCTAGTAAAGGAGATAAAATATTATTTTCCTCTTCGGATAGATTAACTATCTGTTCGTCTTGAAGTATGTCATCTAAAATTGAATTTTTTTTATTAGCCATAGTTATTTTTCCTTATCCCATTGTGACCATTTTGAACACGGTGAATCAAACGGACATCTTTTACAGTAATAGGTTAACCCTCTTCTAGGAGCAAAGATCTTTTTATTCTCCATTGAGGACACCCAGTATTCTAGTGACTTAATGTCTTCTTGATATATGTCAAACGTTTGAAGTGAATGCTTAGAAGCCATTATATCATAGTATCCAAATTTAGTATTACCAATTTGGCCCTTGTTCTTATGTACATAGGCGTAATACATTGATATAAAATCTACATTATAAAGATAATGATGAGAGTCTTTGTAATTAAAAACCCATTTTACAACATGAATATTATTATCTTTTAAATAAATTAAATCAAATTCATCTGTCAAAATAGAATAACCCATTGGAACCGTATACTCCTCTGATATTCCAAGTGGGATAATAGATTCATCTTGAAAAAACTCACAAAAAGATAATAAAACTCCTGCTGCTTTTGTTGTTAAGCTTGACATATTTCCATATGCGCTTTCGTGCTTATCGTTAATAATGTCTTGAGCTGACGCATTTTTTGGAAACCAAAGTTTCTCCCACCTATTTAAAAGAGCTGAATACGATGGAGTAATTCCACCTTGTTTTTTGTATAGATAAAAATTTATTACATTTTTTAATGTGTTTTCAAACTTTTCTGTTAATATGTTTCTAGCTACAACTGCTTCTGGCATTTTTTGAACATGCCTGTAATCATATAAAAGTTCGCACGTTTGAAAGTCTTTGATTCCAGCTGAATTTACTTTAACCATTAAGAAAAATCTCCTCCAAGTAAGTCGTCAAGTATAGATGAATTATTATATATGCTATCTGGTACAACTTCATAGTCTTCATATGATTTTGTTGCATCGTTATATCTAACCAGCGGAGGATCATACACAAATGTAGATCCAGTAATTCTATTCTTTGGTATCTGCAGTTGCATTACGTAGTCCTCTTCGGACTCGTCGCCAGAAGCTAATTTCTTATCGGTTATGAATATTGTAACCGCACACTTTTGCTGAATGGCCAAAGAACCACCAGTATCTGACTGCTGGACAACCTCTCTCTTTTCTTTCATTCTATTGGAGTTTTCTTGCGCAGTTATTATCATCACGCAGTCCATGTCTCTAGCTAGTTTTTCTAAACGAACCATCATTTCTTCAAATTCGCCCCATCTTGGCTTTCCTTTTCCACCTCTAGTAAACATAGATTGTATTGTATCTATTACAATTACATCAGGAAGCTTTGAGTTATGTCCCATAATATCTCTTAACCATCTTTCAAGATCCTCAAAGTATGGAGTTTCTGGGTCATGTCTAACCATAAATCTTTCACCCCAAGACTCTAGTCGATCTTTAAAAAGAGCAACATACTTCTGTTTATCTTCTGGGCTCCAACTACTAGCTTCAGAATAAATATTTTTTCCTATTATTTGAGTCATTAAAACTCTTTCCCAGTGAGAAACAGCTTCTTCAAAGTTAACAAACAAAGCTGAATAACCTTTGTCTACCCAATTGTTAACGAGGCACTTTGCAAAAGTTGACTTACCTTTGCCGGATGGAGCTATAATCGCATGAACAGCTCCCTTAAAAAATCCGCCATTGTCAGTATAGCCCATAGCTCTATTTAATGATTTAAATTGAGTTGGAAGAAAGTTTGGTATGACTAACAATTCTTCTGCTCTAGAAGATATATCTAAGGCTGTTGTTATATTTTCTAATGGATCGTAATTAATCTGACTTTCTAATTCTCTAATCTTTTGAGTTAAGATAGATATTCTTTCTATATCCTCATCTGATTTGTTTGATTTCTGTGTAATTAAAACCTGAAGCTCTTGAAGGTAATCAATTTGCTTTCTTTTATTTGCCTTATGTTCAACTAATTTTAATATAGATTCAGAACTAGATAAATCCATTTTCATCAGGATTGAAAACATAGTTTCAACACCAGGTTCGCCACCCAAAGCGTCATAGATTTCTGTTTCCGTTTGCAGCCAAGACTTGAAAGCTATTGGGTCGACTATCGATAACTGTGTTGCTTTGTAATAAGAAATTAAAGCATTGTAGAACTCATATATGCCGTTCTCTCCATGGTTAATCCCGACTATATTAGAATTTAAATTCTCATTAAAAAATTTAATTGCCCCATCCTTTCTTAGGCATAGGGCAAAAATCTGATATTCTAAAGGAAAGTTATTTGGATTTTCTTCTGTTGTCATTTTTCTTTTTCAGCTCTTTGTATCTTTTTTTCTTGCTATCATTATAGCTCTTTTTTCTTTCTTGATAATAACTATTCTTAACAATACTTGGCTTTTTAATTTCCTTAGAAGGTTTATTTGGAGAGTTTCTAATTGCAGAAATCATTCTCTCATAAACTGCTTCTTCTGTAAGTTTATCGTTGTACCTAAATACAATTAAAGCAATTCCGAGCTCTTCGCATCTGGCTATCTTTTTATTATCTCTCGCTACTGCGTCTTCAAAGTCTTCTCTAGATTTAAAAAATCTACCAGTAAAATAAAAATGTTGACGACCGTGATACTCTGCTCCTATCTTATACTTTGGACAGTAAACATCAAGTTTCAATCTATCGCCTAAGTGATACTCATTGAGTATCTCTTCGTTTGGCAAGAGCTTTTGCATTACTGCTGTTAGTGCTGCTTGACCTCTTGACATCTTTCTATGGCTTTTCTTAAGCCAAGAAAGTCCATGTTGATTTATTTTTTTGTTTAAAGTCTGTATAGAGCAATCTAATTCTTTTGCTATATCAGTTAAAGATAACGAGCTATCCAATAAAAGGTCAACCATGTACTCGATATCGTCGCCATCGAGAAATTCTGACTTTTTCATTATCTTATTTATTTGCTATTGTAAATAATTTTCCAAAATCTAATATAGATATATTTGAATTTTGCCAAACTCTACTCGCTAAAGCAGGAGCTAGCACTGGGCAATCAAGTATACAATGGTCAATCTGCCCATCCAGCTGAATAATCTGACTAGACACTTGATCTAACCTATCGTAGAAATCATTATATGGAACATGGATATGATAAGTTGGGTTTCCAATTAGCTTTTGTGTTAGCTTTTTATCGTGAAAAGAAACAACTAAATTTTTACTGTTCTTAATGTAGAAATTAACAAAATCATCAAAAATATCTTTTCTATTTAAGAAATAATATTCAAACATCCCGGCATCATAAATTACTGAGTCTTTAAATCCGTTTAAAGAAGATACGTTTACATCTTCGTTTGAATGTAATAGGAAATTTGGAACACATTTCATAAAGTTTTTATCAGATGTTTCCATTGAATTTAAAATAGCTTTTGTAAAATTTTTTGGCGGTCTTTTATCTGGAGAAATCTTTCCAGCAGCTGCTAAGACGGCTGACTTAGAAAATCCAACATAAGAAAATCTCTGCCTATTGGACATTCTATATGTCAACTGCTTAATCGTTTCTTTGGCTCCTAATGTTTTCATTGTAATTCTACCTTTTTATCTCCGAAGATACCCCACGGTATCAAGACTGGTGACTGATCTTTTATTGAATTGATATGATTAATGTTATGGAATTTTCCATTGTCTATAGTTGTATATCTTTCGTACTTGGCTTCCTTATCTTCATCTCTAAGGTAGCCAAGATGCTGCATTATTATACCTGATTCTAGCCAGAAGTTTCTATTTCTAACCCATTGCATTACATACACTGGCTCAGAACCGCACGCTAAAACTTTGTCTAAATAAACTCCGCCATCATTATACCTAAATATACGCATCGTATTATGTGGTGCCCACATTTTGTCAACCCTATAACCTTCGCTATTCCACATTTCATATCTTCTGACGTTAACAACATCGTACGGTGACATTTTTAATGTTTCTTCTATTGAAGAATTATCTAGTGTATATATTTTTTCGTCTGCATCTATCGCAACAATCCAGTCTCCTGGCTTTGCGTGTTTTGAAAGATTTGACCAAGCTTCAGACCTTAATTGCCCCTCATGCTTAATGAATAAATTCTCTGAAGTAGAATACACTTCAGCATACTTTCTAGCTATATCTGGAGTGCCATCAGTTGAACAATCGTCTGTAAATATTATTTTGTCTACTTGATTTGATAGTCTTTTTAAAGACTCTTCTAGGTATCTATTTTCTTCGTTTCTAGCTACCATTAAACCGTAAATCATTACTTTTCCTTTGTTAAGAAAAAATGGGAGAGTAGCACATGACTACTCTCCCATTTTTAACTACTGATTAAAATCAGATTTCAATTTGCTTGCGAGCCTCTACTGCTGAGATGCGCTCAACATCAGTCGTCTTCAAGATGACTTCACCCTGAACTCCACGACGACCCGATGCAAGCTTCTCTGCGTCAGCCTTATTGTTGGCCTTAACGACCACAACAGACTCAACAGTAAAGTACTTGAACTTATTGTCTGACATAATTACCTTTTCCTTTGTTAATTAGCTGGATAATGTATTGCGATATATTCTATCGCATCTTGCAGGTTATCTGCAAGTTTTGTTGCCATATATTTCATGTATACCCTACTTTTATAGTGGGGCGAACACATGACCACTGACGGTTGACCGTGGATTTTTGCCCACGCAAGTTCAAAGTCAGTACCTATATATGCGCGATCTTTAAGCATGTATTCGACTAGGAGTATATCTGCTTTTTTTTGTAAAAACAAATTTTTTTGAGCTACTTCTTCTGGAGACATTTCATTTAAATCCTCTGGAATAGCCGTAGGATCCAAGACCTCATAACCAAGAAACTCTAAAGACTTAGTTGCTGACTTTCTCCAATGAATTGCATAGTCGCCTACGTAATCCATTGCTCCTGATAAAAATACTTTTACGCTCATACTGGCCAATGATACTCTAAATTTGTTGGCTCGTCAAAATATTGGGAATAATATTCGTAATCTTTACGAAGTAAATTTGATCTGTGCGATCTATGAAATTCTTTACCACCAAACCATGGTGGCATTTTTATGTCACGCATATTAATTACTTCAAGCTGCATGGTATTTTTATAGCCCCTACCAATCCACTCTTCTATTGTAAGATTTTGATAGAGTTTTAGCGCTTCTTCGTAACCAGCCCACATGCGAGTAACTGGGTGATTTCTCCAGCCTTTTGTAGGCGTTCTATCAAGAAGTATGTTAAGAACTTGAAATGTTTCAACTCTTTGTTTTCCTAGTCTCCTATAGTCTAAGACCTTTACTGATTGAAGAAAATCATCATATGGAAGAAACGTTTGCATTATTTGTCCTTTTTAAACTCTGTCCAAGTTTTATCGCCAACACCAAAGTATTCTTTAGCCAAGCCGGCTGTGACCAAATCTGTGTTTAAGCAGTTTCCGTCTTTATCCCATACCTTGGCTAACACTCTACCATACTTTTCGTTTTTATCTATTACTGTTTCTATTTTAACCCAATGCCCTGCTTTAGTCAACCACTGATCGGTAAACTCCTTTGCTGCGAGGCCAAGTTTTTTTTCTTCAATATTAGAAGTGCGACTTTCTGGTGTATTTACACCGTATAGTCTAACGCGACCCTTTTTCATTACATCGAAACCAAGATCAATAATGATATCAAAAGTATCACCATCAACTACTTTTTTTACTTCTGCGTTATATATCCATGGATTTAATTTGTCGCTCATAATTAATCTCTTTCTATTCCAAAATGATCACATGCTTTTCTAAATATTTCTCTAGAGATAGGGAAGTAGTGATCTACGTGACTTACACCTTCTCCTGGTTTAGCTGATGATGCATGCCAACTGTGGCCAATTGAAACCGAACCATCATAAACAACATTATAACCTAAATGTCTTGCAAAATATGAACACCAAGTTTCTTCATAATAATGAGGAGTAGGCAAAAATGCTCCCTCTGCTTCCGGATGAAGTTTCCTATATTCTTGGTTATTGGTCATTGCGTCCCATACTTCTCTTCTTATAAAATACGCAGAACCAGAAACTGTTACGCATTCTAATTGATCCCTAAACATAGTATCGTCTTTGTCACTAACCATCCAGCCTCTCATAACTGGTTTTGATCCTGTTCCAGTTATACCTGCGTGAGTTACTCTTCCGTATTCATCTCTTTGTTTTGGCCCTAAAATATGTATGTCTGGATTATTGTCAAATATTTCTTGAATTTTATTTACATCAGAGTTTTTCATCCAAACATCAGAATTCAACAATCCAATTATATTTGAATTACCTTTAGATGCCATATAATTGCACGCTGCAGAATATCCTATATTCTTTCTGAGGAATAGATTTTCTATATTATATGTATGACCTTTGGTTCTAATAAATTCTACAAAGTCATCACTAGAGTCATTGTCTGTTATGTAGAGTTTCCAGTTGAGCGCGCCATTTGAACTGTCTAAATCACTATGCAGGTCGTCCAAAAAACGCTGCATTAGTCTTCTTGTATTGTGGTTTACCACGCATAGGTCTATCATTATTCTTAGTCCCAATCATCAAAGTAATCGTTATCTTGTGGATTAAAAGTATTTTCATATGAAGCGTTTCTTATGAAAGTTGCACTGCTTACCAAGTGATTCTTTTGAGCTTTATCTTCTGTATTCTTGGCGAGTAACTCTAACGCTTCTGCTACTTTAATAAAGAAATCACTATCTGCTTGGATATATGATTCTTGTGCTTTGATTTTTAAAATTACTTTCTTTTTTGCTTTTTCTTTTTTACTCATTTTCTTCCACTTTATGAATACACAGGTTGTTTGTGTCTGGTTCTAATGTTATAAAATATATCTTCTTCTTACTTACATCAACACCACTTGGTGGTGGAGATTCTAATGCGATCTTTTTTGATGAGCAGCCAAACACTTGACTGACTCCATCATAAAGAACTATATAGTTTAACTTAGATGCTGGCATCTGATATTTCTACCGTTTCTATTCCTGATTTATTGAGGAAAGTTCTTATTTCTTTCCATTTAATATATGTAATATCATTTATATAGTATATTTTCTTTATTGTAGTATTTGCAATGAGCTTAGCACAGTCAAAGCATGGCGGTCCATTTATATATATTTTTTTTGCATTTGATGTGTAGTCACTATGCAGTAGGGCGTTAGCCTCTGCATGCACTGCTATGCAATTGTCGTAGTTTGATCCGCTTGGGCTATTTTCTTGCAGTCTTGGACAGCCACCGTCTTCGCAATGAGCGTGTCCGGATGGCCCTCCATTGTAACCAAAGCCAACTATATGATTGCAATCATCAACTAAAACTGCTGCGTATTTCTTTTTTCCGCATGTTGAAAATATCTTTGACGCCTGAACGCAAAGGTTAATAAATTGAATATCTTTTCTATTTATCATTGTAAATATCTAGTAAATATACCTAAAACAATGCCTAAGACAATACATATAAATATTAATTGATTTCTTAATCTGACGTTTGCAGTGTTTGCTTGGAGATAAAAGTGTAAAGATATTAACCAATTTAAAAAAAATGAAAATACCACTATAAAAAATATATCTAATATCATTATTCTTTACCAAGTAAACATGATATTGACACAGGATACAATGGCTGTGTTAATCTGTACACAGCATCTGCGTAAGCCTGTATTTCTTTTTGGGCATCGTCTGCTAGTCTTTGAGACAGGAACAGCGCAACTGACTGAAGACTGCATGACCATCTATACACAACATTCATTGCGTACGCTGGAAGAAATAATCGAGCTTGCTCTGGAGCAATGTTGCTTTGCAGAGCCATGTTATATAAAGCTTCGCTCGTCTCTATTAGTCTTTTCAATTGTTCGGTAAATATGGACCCATCCCATGGGGACATTAACCCAGCAGAACCCTGCTTTTTATCTTCTGGAGCCAGTCTCCATTCATCTGGTTTTGGGATATAAAAGTCTGGGTCCATAGTTATATATCTTCTTGAAGACTCATTCCATGAATCCATTGTGTGATCCGATCCAACAACATACTTCCAATGCTGTCGAGCAACCATGAGTGGTGCTTTAAATTCAAATGTTATGAATGCGTGTCGAAATGGAGACATGTGGTTTTCTCTAGCTAAATATTTAATTAATCTAGCATCGGACGTTGATAGTTGATTGGAGCTATTTTCTTTTGCAAAAGATGCTCTGGCTGCGTTAGCTACGGAAATATCACTTCCCATATAATCAACCAATCTAACGTAGCCATTATTTAAAACGTTTATTCTTTTATCTTCTAAATCCATTTCTGAAACTACATTTGGCTGTACTTCTATTAATTCTTTAGAATTCTCCATCACCTTGTTCATCTCCATTTTCTTCGTCAAGAAATCCATTTACCTCTTCAAAATCTTCTAAAGATATTGAATAATAGTTATTAACTATTAAGTCGGTTAGATCTTCTGACATTACATATGCTTGCTCAATCATATCACATATTTCTTTATCAAGAGAAAACGTAGGATCGTTCAATAAATCTATTGTCATAGCGCTTATATGTACTACAAGTTGATTTAAAGAATTAATAATATTAAGATAATTTTTTGCATAGGATATTTTCTCTTCATTAAGAATGATATCTATATTTTCTATCTTTTCATTCTCTGCGATATTAGAAAAGATTTCTTCAAAATCATTATCATCGGACATTTATATAGGCTAACTAATCGAATCTTTTATGAATTTAATTTCACAAGAATCTGTAGTGCAATATCTCTCTCCTATTGCATCCGAAGCCATTCCAGCATAGACTCCCGTTAAGTCTATTGGGAACAATGACATTGTGGCTTGTACGTATTGTTCTTCTGTGATTTGCGTGTATGGCATTTGAGGATAGGTGTCATTACCACTTGGCAAAAACGATACAGTTTTTAATTGACCGTCATACATGTGAAGTACTGTTCCTACGTGTTGAGCTTCTTTTTCTTTATCAAAAGATATCGTCACAGAAACAGAGTTATCTGACCAGTATCTTTGCGCCATAGCAGCTAGTGACATTTTTTCAAATATAGTCACGTCACGCTCTGCTCTTGCAGCTTCTGATTTAATTGGAAAATAAACTACAGATGTAGTATCAGGTGACTCTGATGCAGGTTCGACTGTATAATTTGCCATTTTAAACAATGGAAGCATTGGGTCGTCATTAGAAAATCTAATTGTTCTATTAAAGAATTTACCGCCTGGTGTCCAGTGAACGCCTGGTGATTCACCAGCTAAAATAGAAACCGTACCAGATGGCTTAACTGTAGTCATTTTAATCGACTCACGAATTCCAAGCCACTCAGAATAAACATTATCATATCTTTGAACCGTTTTATAGCCCTCATCCATCCATTCGCGCAAAGCTGGAACGCCAACTCTATCTGCAAAGTTTGCAACTCCAGACATAGAAGTTCCTATTCTTCTGTTTCTTTGCATGATTGCATTCGTTTCTTCCCAGTGAGTTGGAAGAAGGGTTACTGTTTTAGCGTAAAGGTAAGCAAATTTTAGAGTGCGCTTATAGTCTTCAAGATTTTCATGACGATTTAAATAAGTCTCAACTAGCGTGCAGCATTCGTATGACTCTAGCGATTGCTCGGCGCATGGGTTGTAACCAGCAACACGCCAATCTTTATTGTTTGGCGGATCAGCTAATCTTCCATATTTTCTAGACATATCCATCCATAGAACGCCAGGTTCTCCGTTTAGGGAGATTCCATCGACTATAGAAGATAGGTCAGTACCTACAGTTGTTTCAACTGAATTATTGCTCATCCAACCCCATCCTGGGTTTTGTGAGTCGTAAGAATTTCTTTCTGGAAACACAGAAGAATTTTTTAAGTTCAAAAAGTTTTCGTCATTAAGGCTACCTATTAACAGCTCAGCTGAACGTCTGACGTTGCCGGACACTACGCATACGCCTATCATGTTACCTATGTCAGCTACATCAACCTTTGTTAGTTTATCGCCATTGCGTCCACTAAACATTTTTCTTATATGATTATGAAGATTTTCAAGAGGTTGATGACCTGCAGCTACGCCTCCAAAAGTTTTAATCGGAGTACCAGCTGGTCTAATAAGCGAGTAATCAAACTCAACAGGGCTTTGATCCTGTTTCAAATAGGAATTAAGGATTGATATAAGTGAGGATACCCAACCCTCTCTGCTGTCTTCAATAACTTCTGTGACAACTGGTTTAGTTGGTTCATATATAGTGAAATCTTTGTCTGCACCTTTGTCATCAAAACCGACACCAACGCCAAGCATTGATGCTTCCATCAAAAAGCCAAAGGGCTTTGCTGGATTTAGCTTGGTCATCTCTGATGTAGATACAAATGCGCAATTTTGTAGTGCTGCGGAATTTTTTTGCACGTTGACGATGTTTGTACCCATTGCCCATAACCCTCTTCCTGGGGGGGTCCATTTAAGATTAAACAAACGATCAAAGGCTTCTTTAGCTGAAGCCTGCGCTTTTGCGTCGTTCCAAGGAAGTCTGTTTTTTTTGCAGTGCTCCTTCTGTAGAGAGTACATTCCATTTACTACTCTCTCGCATACTTCAACCCATGTCTCTTTTGTTCCATCTTCTTTAAGGCGAGAATAAGTTCTCAAAAAAGTTATCTCTCCAACAGAATTGCCACCCGCGTCTTTGTATCCAAAAGGGGAAGCTTTTTCTTTGTATGATTCGACAAAATCATCTGTTAACTTAAACAAAAACATTGAAGGCTTTGTACTTAATGGTGTTAGATCTGGGTTTCCGTTTTCAATTTCAACTGACATTTATTACTCCTTTTATTGCCTGTTCTTGTTTGATAATGTGTTGTATTTGATAATATAATTAGAATTTGTTTTTGTAAATTCCATATTTTTAATTTTGATTATTTTGTCTAAAGAATATATTTTATGTATTTCTTTTTCAAAGAAATATCCACTTCTCCAGTTAGTAACTTTTCCTATAGCGTTTTTGTGACTAATAAATATACTAGATATTACAGCTCCGCCATATATGCTAACTAAGTTTTTTAGTTTTTTAATGACCTGATCTTTATTAAGATCGTTGATACATCCGGAGGCATCAGCTTTATCGTACAGCCAATTAAATGCTTGTCTTGTTAATGGAGAATAGTCAATTGGGTCTATTATTCCAACTTCTATTATCTTCTTTCTATTGTTTTTTACTTCAATATCTTTTTGAACAGTTTCTTTGAAAAGAGAAAACCAATCTCTCTCATTAAACTGGGCCCAAGCCGTACACCAAAACAAAAGAGACTGTGGAGGATCTGGTATCTCCGTGTTTTCCAAACTGGGAAGAAGTACTGCGCAGCTTATTGCTTTTTTAACGAGGTACTTGCACTCTTCTTGATCTTTGTTTTTATTGTTAAAATTTTTCCATAGTTTATTGATGTGCGTTTTCCACTCTATATCCGCTACATATATTTTTAAATACTCTTCAGCTAAATCTATTGGAAGAGTTTCTTCTTTTATGACCTTTTCTAAAAGATCTGACATATTTCTTTACCTATCTAACTCTGAAAAAACCTATAAAAACACCCGTATAAAATGACTAATCCCGCCAACGTGGGCGGGATTTTGTCTTTACCGCTTACATACATTATATCAAGTAAGCGATGTTATAGTATAGCTGTATTGACTATTTCAACGTAGAGGCTGACTCTTTATCTCCAATTTTTGTTGCAGCAAAACCTTTTACGACGCTTAGCCCAGCAGCTATTGCAGCTACTGCAGCTGCCTTTGCTGACTCAAGATCGGCTACTGTCCAAACGGCTATAAATGTTTGAACTGCTGTCCAAAGCGCTCTTTCTGCTACGTCTTTATATAGTTTATTCATTTGATTTACCTCCGAATAGTTTTTTTCTTATTGTTTTTTCACCCAGTAGATGAAAGCTTAACGTAAGCCATAAACCTATTGGTATTATA